AACCGTAAATAGGTACTTGCCAGGGTGCCATTTCTTGTCTTTTCCTATGTATTTACCGGCTTGTCCTTCTAAGATATCCCAAGAATGCACAGAAGGATAATAACTAAAACAATTCCATAACTGAAGCTCGTCAAGTCTGCGAGTTGGAACAGCGGTCGGTTGAAAGCCACGTTGAATAAAAGCCGTAATTGGGAGACGGTAGAAGATAGCACCATTTTCCATAATTGCGTGAAAAAGAATAGACTTCCCCGTAATAGATGATATGCCGAAAATAATACAGTCTTCGACTTCACCGTGATGTTTCTTAAGATCATAAAGATATTCCCTTTTGATTTGTGCGTACTCTACAGGTATGTTTGCATTTAAATAAGCCATAATTAATCATTTATTGTTCCCCAATTTTTACCATACTCATAGTCTACTTTATTGGGCACTTCCAACTTAACAGCATTCTCCATCACTTCAACAATTTTCTTAGCTTGTTCATCGGATTCAACTGACACACAAAGTTCATCATGAATTTGTATGTGTGCGATTATACCTTCTTTGTATAAATCTAACATGGACTTTTTTGTCATATCTGCTGCAGATCCTTGTATTAATTTATTAAGTGATTTGTATGTGTATGCTCTTTTTATTCCTGGTCCGTGTTCCTGTAATGCATCTTCGTGTGGCATGGCTTTATGCATACCAAAACTATTGGGCTCCCATAAATGAAACCTACATAGTCTACCAAGTAAAGTTCTTATCTGACCACGTTCTTGGGCTCTATTCATCGCAGAGTTCATCAACTGTTTTACAAATGGAACCTTAGCATGATATTGATCGAACAGCTCTGCAGCTTTTTCTTTTGATACACCAAGTTCAGCTTGTAACTTAGCTTTACCCATACCATAGAAAAGACCCAAATTGATCGTCTTGGCCTGTGTTCTAGGGATCTGTGCCATGTCTGCTACAACTTGATGAAAGTCTGTATTTGAATTATTTTCATAGTTATCCACCACATCATACACAGATGGAAATTTATGCAACGATGCATAGTGCACAACCAATCTTGGTTCTTGTTGAGAGTAATCAAAACAACCCCACTTCTTACCTTCATCTGGTAAAAACAAAGATCTAATTAAAGGACCTAGATCTTTATTACGAGCAGGTATCTGCTGTAGGTTTGGATTACTATAACTAAATCTACCTGTAACTGTACCACCTTGATCAGATCTTATTTGATTAATGTCAGCGTGTATTCTCCCTTTATGTTCGTATCTTAATATGGTATCAATAAATGTAGTGTGGGCTTTATTAATTTCACGAGCCTTGGCTATCATTTGCACAACAGGATGTTTGTGTTCTTGTAAAAAATTTTTAGTAAAAGAAGGAGCACCAGTTTTAGCAGTACGTTCATATGGTAAAGAAAGCTTATCAAATACTTTCGCAATACTTCGTGCAGCCCATATCTGAGGCTCTATTGTGGATTCTTTACTTATCGATGATAATAGTTTCTTCTCTTTTGTTTCTAATTCTTGCTTTAGCCGAGAAGCTTTATCTGAGTCTACCCGAACTCCCAGAAACCGCATATCGACAAGACAAGGAAAAAGATCTGTCTCAAGATTAAAAACAGATTCAATGTCTTGGTGTATAATTTCTTTTTTAAATATTTGCCAAAGTTCCAAAGTTAATTCAGCATCTTTCTCTGCATAGGATCCAACTTCCATCGCTGGCAATTGCCATAGATCTTGTTTTGGATCTAACCCTCTTGATTTAGCTGCTTCTATTAGAGCAGCTTCTGATTTACCATGACCGAGATAATCCCAAGATAAATTATTTAAATCATATCTAAATCTATTCTCATCAATCAAAGACGCTGCTATCATCGTGTCAACAATAAGTCCGTTAATTTTTAAACCCATAGACCTTATCCAACACACATCATACATTGCATTGTGAAATATTTTTATTGCACCTGTAGCTAGTATATCTTTGAACCATTCTAAGGTACGTTTTCTGTCCATGTTTGGCCCTGAGCCGTGAGCAATTGGAAAATAAAATTTTCTACCTGGTACAGCTACAGCTATACCTACAACTTCACCATTACCAATTACAGCTCCAGATCCTTTAGATTTTAAATCAGGATCTCTTGTTTCTAAGTCAATGGCTATCTCTTCGTATTGTCTCAGATCTGGATATTCTTCAGGCTCATTCCATTCTGTTTGTGCTTCAAATAAAGGTACTTTCATTTTTTATTTCTAGTATCTTTTAACTTTAATATTTCTAATTCGCAATAGTGAATTATCTTTTCTAGATCTTGAATTTTATTTTTATGTAGGTATCTGCAAACATACTTCACAACACAACCTTGAAAGAACGAAAGATTATTTTTTGAAATAAATTCGTACGGCTGAATGTGAAAATGTTTATAGTGACTCCCTCCTACCTGCCTTGATTGTGGAAATGCTTTTTCTAATCCATCTGGGTCTGTCATAATTGATATCCTTTCCTCTCTATTTTTGCTTGTAATAAATATATATTTCTTTTTGCTCTCGTCGTTCCTACATACCATACTCTGTGCTCTTCGTCACTCTTTGTTATGCTTCTCATAACAGCTTGTCTAATCTTATTAGCATTATCTAAAACTAAAATAACATTGTCTGCTTCACCACCTTTTGCTGCATGTATTGTAGAAACTTTGATCCTCGGTTCTTGATTAAGTTTTTCTTTATTTGAAAGCATTAATCGTATATAATTCCGTTCCAAAATACTACCTTTACTAAATACCTCATACCATTTTAAACTCTTATCCTGTAAATCTTCCTCATCAGCAAAGTCTTTAAGATCTTTCATTTCTATCTCTGTTATATCTTCACCGTTTATATATCTAATGTGAGCTAGAATAGACTTGTATAATTTTACATTATAACTTTTACCTTTTTTAGTTTCATAATAAATTCCTTTATCTTTTAAAATTTTACATATCTCTTCACATCTATTTAAAGTTCTTGTTAAGATTAACCATTTGTCAGATAACAAATCTAAATTATCTAAACTATTTATCTTTTCTACTTTACCTTCTTCATCTCTTGCTTTATAATTTTTTGTTGCTCTTAGTCCACGAATACGACTTATCACAATAGAAGAAAGCTCTTGAACTTTTTTAGGTATACGTCTTGATCTAGATAAAACTTTTTCCTTGGCAGGTTCTTTGATAAATCTATTTACATCTGCACCGGCCCAAGTATAAATAGCTTGATCATCATCGCCAGCTAGATAAACATCATCTGAGTTTGAATTTAACAAGTCATACATTCTCCATTGCAGTGGTGAAAGATCTTGAGCTTCATCAACAAACATAACTTTAAATTTAGGACAAAGCTTTGGTTGATCTACAAATTTAGTTATCATATCCGAGTAATTTAGTAGGGTATTTTTCTTTTTGTATTCGTTGTAGTTAGCTTCTATGTGCTCCAACAATCCCCATCTAACCGAAGAAGAATATTCACCTGAACAATATTCATCCCACACTGGAATACATTTTTCTTTTGCTTTTAAAATAATTTGAAAGTATTCGTTGTCACAAGTTAAATAAGGTGAAGCATCTACATCTTTTCTTACATTTACTCTGATACTTAATATTCTACCTAGATCTGCATAATGATAGTCTTGCATAACTTTACTCTCATCTAAACTTAATTTTTGAAAAGCTAAAGAATGAAACGTTCTGAAATAAGGTAGATCTTTCTTTTTGTATTGTGGATTCTTTTCTAACATTCTATCTTTTGCTGTGTTGGCTGCTTTTCTTGTAAACGCAAAGTAACCTATTTGATCTAACGGTGTGCCTATTCTAATGTAGGCCATTGCTCTTCTAATTAATTTTTCAGTTTTACCTGTACCGGGTGGACCATAGATTTTAGTTATCACAAGATGTCTTCCTTATCTTTCATGTCTAGTATCTCTAATTCATTATCTTCTTCATTAAAATATTGCATTGAGATCTTTACACATCTTACAGGATTATTTGATTTAGTATCAGAATCTTTTTTAGGATATCTTTTAGATACACTAAGTTCAGTCTTAAAAAAATCTTCCATCATTCTACCTGTCTTAGTTAATTTAATTTTCCATTCTTTATTTTTAAGATGATTAAAAAAAGGTTCAAAAACAAAATAAGCATAGCCATCATCAATTAATGTACTACCATTTCTAAATGATGTATCACTTACAGCTTGCACCCCTGTTACATATTCTTCTAAATGTTTTTGTAATAATTCTTTATCTGATGTGCCAGGTGGAGGACTCTCAACATTTTGAGTTTCATATAAATTCTCCATAATAATTTGATAGTCTTTGTTTGTAACTCTTGGTGGAAAAATAGGAGTATGTGCAGCTATCAATGTTCTAAGTCTATCTTGATTAGTAAAATAGGTGGCATCTCTTGCTACAACTTGCTTACTAACCTCTCCTTCTTTTTTATCTACATATGTAATCGTAAATCTAAACTCAGGATCTGGAGAGTAATTAATTTTAATTAAGGCTGTAAGTGGTGGGAATCTTTTTATTTTATCAGATAAGAAACCAAACTGTCGTTTGGCACACTCTGATTTCATACAATGATCATGTATAGGTTCTTCATCACAAGTATGTCCTGCTGTTTCTTTTTCCCATGCTTTTATTTTCTTTTTAACTTTTTCATCACCCCACTCATTATCATAAACAATATAGTCTCGAGCTGCCTGTAAGACTTTTTTATCCCATATATCTCCATACTTTTTCTTAGCGAAAACCATATAGTTGTATAAGAATCTATCTCTGTAATCTGCTAATTTATTATTAGCTGACAAATCTTTAGTTATAATTTGTAAACATGGTGGGCCATCTGTAAACTCTTCATTACCACCGGTTAATATATTTTTAATGTGAGCATTAATAAAATCATCTAACTCTTCTTTTGTTTTTGTATTAGCTTCTATGACTTTAATAAATTGTTCAAATGTAAATGTGGTACCGTCTAAATTAAGACCAACTCTTTCTTGTTTCTTGAAGTATGGTAAATTAATAAAGTTACCTGATGTTCCGTTTGGTCCTTGATCTAACTCTGTTTGTTTAGGATAAACTTCTGTGCTTGGTTTTAAACTAAATGTATATAATAATTTTTCTAAGAATGATTTTATAAATGTAGCTTTGACAGGTTTATCTGTAAAGACATATAAATGTAAGCCACCGCTTTTTGATTTAACTGGTATTACTGGTATTTTATTTTTATCTATAATTTCTAAATATTTTTTTGTATCAAATTTATCATAAGCTTTTGAGTCTATATCTATTGCACCAAACTTAGCCATGCCTTCATCATCACATGGTTGAATGCCTATTGGTTTAATACCTTTTAAATGATTTTCGTAATCTTGTTCTGTAACAGGTTGCTTTGCCCAAAAATGTTCTATCTTTAATTTACCAGTAGAAGGGTCCTTGTACGCAGACTGAGGGTCAGCATACCCATAATCTCTTTTTAATCCTGTAAATATTTCAACAAATCTTTTTTCCATAAGTCATTATTCAGGGCCGGATCCAGTCTCCCATCACCGACCCTGTTTCTCTCGAGGGAGAAACTAGTAATGCGTTCCCTTATCGGATTGCGCTGTAGTTTCTTCACCATGTTTAACTTTAACATCTCCTTTGGAAATGCTAGTCGCAAACGCTTTGGCTTGCTGGTAAAGAGCACCATCTTGCACAGTCCCGATTTTACTTACGGACCATCCAAACCATGTGCCTTTGTCGTTAGACTGTTGCACAGTTTTCAGATGATATTGATGACTAAACGCAGCTGGAGTAAAGAGTTTTCCATCCTTACCTTTCAGCTTAATTTGTTGAATCATACTATTCCAAGTTCTACTAGTTTTTAACTGAGTAGATTTCATAGCGATCAACGCTGTTGCTGGAGAGTCTCCACTAACAATAACAAAATGTTGTGCGGTCTTCTCAATGTAATTACCGTTTGGTAATCTATCTTTGAAGTCCCCACCTCTAGTTGTTTTTGAAAGTATATCACTTGAAGAAGGATAAATGTTTACCGGAGCACCCGATCCATCCTTACCTCTATCTTTCCATTCAACATACTCTAGTTTGTAGTAACAAGGTATTACTTGAATACCTTTCTCACCATCAAACAAATCACCTGT